GGATAGCCCGTTGCTGCTCAAGTCCGTTAGCGGTAGGTCAGACTCTTGCTGGGTCATTCATCTTCGCTTCAACAGAAGTTCTGCTCGGCAAAGCCGTACAGAGTGCTGGTATCAAGTTGGACTGGATAGAGGAGATTCCAGAATGGTCGTATATGAAGGTGCGCCGTGGTCGTGTTCTTAACTATGAGGACGTAGTCCAGTATGAGAGTGCATCAACTCTGTCTGATGAGGATATGTTGGCTATGGAACTTGCCGAGGCTGACCACAGTGACAGCGTCCAAGATACTAACTGGCGCAGTGTTGACTTGTGGACAGACGGCTGGTCAAAGTAATCCCCATAACCGACGTTGACCAGAAAGGATTGTGCTGTAATGTTCCGTAATGTGTGGAAAGTAAAATGGAAAAGCGGTGGTAGCACTTCAGCGACCACTGCTCAAGAGTTGCTCAATGAGATAGGTGAGTTTCAGTGGAATGACTTTACTGAACGTGCCTTGCGTGTTGAGTTGTCGTGGCGTGCTTGGGTTTGGTCTCGTACAGATATTGACGAATCACTCCCAGCCCCAGACTTTGTACGTGCGCTCGCTGAAGCCGACTTGTTTGAGTTGGTTGAATCTGTAGATGAGAAAGAAGCGTCTAAGTGAATGTAAAGATTACTGGTACTACCGTAATACCAGTCGGTGATGTAGAACCGTATCCGCAGAATCCACGTCGTGGTGATGTAGATGCAATCGCCGATTCTTTGTTAGCGCACGGTCAATACAAACCAATTGTTGTTGACCGTAAAACTAATTACATTCTTGCTGGCTCGCATACGTGGCAAGCGATTAAGAAATTAAAATGGTCGTCCGTTAATGTAACGTATGTAGATGTGGACGAAGATACCGCTAAGCGTATTGTGCTTGCAGATAACCGTACAAGTGACTTGGCTTCGTATGATGACTCAGCACTCCTAGCGTTGTTGGAATCCCTGCCCGATTTAGACGGCACAGGATTTGACGGGGGGTACTTAGACCACCTTCGGGGTCAGATTGACGGCTTAGAAACGTCCCTAGAGGGTTTAATCGGAGCACACTTAGACGAAGGCTTACCAGAGACCCCCATTAGCAACGAAGTGTTGTTCAAGGTAGGTCAGTACAGATGGAATGTACTCAAAGACCCGTACGACGTATGGCACTCACATCATTTAGATATGGCTGAAGGTCGTAACGGTGTAGCAATCACTACGTTGCGAGCGCAATTAGGTATGCCTGAGTTAATCAGAGAGCGCAGAGAGGAGAGCAATACTCGTCAAGTGTCAATGTCAGATGTAAATGTTACTGTCGTTTCTGTTGACAAACTCATTCCTCTTTCTGGCAACGCACGTGAAGGAGATGTAGGCGCAATTGCTGAAAGCCTGACTGCGAATGGTCAGTTTAGACCGATTGTATGCCGTATGGACGGAACTGTTCTTATTGGTAACCACACATTATTCGCTGCACGCTCGTTGGGTTGGACGGAACTGGCTGTAGTGTATCTCGACGTTAATGATGAACAGGCTACAAAGATTGTATTAGCAGATAACAGAACTGCTGACTTGGCTACGTATGACGCAACTACACTTTCTAACTTACTAATGTCAATCAAGAAATGGGACGGTACTGGCTTTGATGCTGATGATGTACAGGACATTGTAAGCGGTGGTGCTGTTCGTCCTGGTCATAACAGGTCAGGCAAGGTTGTTGTTAATTTAGGTGCATACCGCTTCCGTGTTGACCGTCTGTCGTGGAATGTATTTGAAGAAGGATTGCCTAGCCAAAACAAAGAACAAGAACTAGCATTGAGACTAGGATTGCCGTTAGATGCTTGCATATTTGCTGGGGAAGGATTCTAAGTGACTGTAAAGAAAACCAATTCAACTAATATGGACGTTGAATCAGTGCCGTTAGAAGATTTAGTTTTAGATTCACGTAATGCTCGTAAAGGTAACGTTGCAGCAATTGTAGAGTCCATTAAAGAGTTTGGTCAGCACCGTCCGATTGTAGTTCAGCGTTCGACTAAGAGAATTATTGCTGGTAACCATTTGTACAAGGCTGCTCAAACATTAGGCTGGACACACATTGACGTTGCGTGGGTAGATGATGATGATGAAACAGCCCAGAGAAGAAGTTTGGCTGACAATGCTTCTGGTGATTTGGCTAAGTGGGACGAAGTAATGCTTGCAGAGTTGTTACAAGAAGTTGGTCCCGTTCCTGGTTATGACCAAGACGCTATTGACAAGTTGCTTGCAAAGATAGATAAGCCAGATAAAGAAATTGACCCAATCTTTCCAATAGTTGCACGTCCGTCTGAGAAGTATGACTACGTTTTGGTGATTGCTATGAATGAAACTGATGCTGCTTATATGAGAACAAAGTTTGATTTGCGTATGGAGAAGTCGTACAAGAAAGAAGTTATTGGAACATCTCACGTTGTAACTGTTGAAAGGCTTAAGTCACTATGGGGGAAGTAGCAATCGTTATACCTACGCACGGGCGTGCTGGTAGCGTAACAACGTTTAAGGTTTTTCCAATGGCGATACTGTGTGTATCAGAATCACAAGAGAAGTTGTACCGTGATGCTTACCCAGATAAAGAGATAGTTGTTCACCCTGATAAGGTTCAAGGTTTAGCGTCAAAGCGTCAATGGATTTATGATTACTGGGGTGACGTATTTCAAGTAGATGATGACATTACCGCTATGACAGATTTGTCTGTTGCTGCTGGTGAAACATACAAGATGACACCTGAAAGAGCGTATGCCGTTGTACAGAGAACAGCAGATACCGCTCGTCAAATGGGCGTACACCTGTGGGGATTTGCTCCGTGGGAAGACCCTGCTATGTGCTCGCCTATGAGACCGTTTCGTTTGACTGGTTTCGTCAATGGTCACGGCTTAGGCTTACTCAAGGGAGCAAAGTTTTTCTGGCGACCAGATATGTACGTGAATAACGATATGTGGATAGCGTTGCTAAATATGTACCATCACCGTATGGTGTTTGTTGACCAACGTTTCGGTTTACACCACAAAGCGACGTTTCATAACACAGGGGGACTCGCTAATTGGCGTACGCACGACGAACTTGAGCGTTCATTTAACATTTTGAAAGACCACTTTGGTGATGCCGTCAGTGCTAAGAAGGGCAACGCAAGAGCAGGTATCACGCACAAGTGGCAACCAATCATTAACACTCAAATCTTCCGTTGAAACATCTGTGAAATCCTACAAACCTAACTAGGGTTATGGCACTATTACCTCTCAACTACAACAGAGAGGGACAGAATGTCCGTTCAGAAAATACCGCCAACAATCAGAGGCTATCTATTCAATGAGGTGTCTTCCTCATTTCAGAAATCTATTAGGCGTGGCTGGGAAGAAGATTCACTGTATTGGGCTGCGGAACTAGATAGAAGTGGTTATGGTGAGTACGTTTGGAAGCGTATTCGTATTATCACTTCAGAAGATATTGGTCTTGCAGAGCCATACTTACCAGCAACAATCCGTGCGCTTTATGAGAACTGGGTTCAAGAAAAGAAAAAGAAAGATGAGCGTCTTTTCCCAGAGCGTATGTATATGGTTCACGCAATTCTGCTTTTAGTCAGAGCAAAGAAGTCTCGTATCTGTGACCATTCAAAGATGTGGGCGTGGTCAGACCATATTCCTTACAAAGAGATTCCAGATGTTGCTTTAGATAAGCACACGTATGCAGGTAAAAAGATGGGCAGAGGCTTTGAGCATTTCTTTGATGAAGGTATGTTCTTAGAGAACGCCGACCCTAATCTTCCAGATGTTTACCAAGAAAAAGCCCGTGCTGTTCGTACAGGGCAACTTGGTGAGCCAGTAAATCCACCACGTCCACGTGCGTCACTTCAGGCAGAAGGTGTGCTTGATGAGGACACATTAGAACTAGGTTAGGTGTCTGTTATGGATATGTTGTCAAAGACCGTGAAGAAGATTACTGGTCGTGGTCGTCCAACTTTCTATGCCGAGGTCGTACTGTGCGACAAAGGTATGGAACTGTTAACTGACGCTTGGGGTGGTCATTCTAAAAACTATTTTGTGATACTCACTTACTGGCATCAAATCCAAGACCCGTGGTCAAAGCCTAAAAAAGTCTTAACGCTTGCAGAGGTTGTTATTTGTCCTAAGACGTTGCACGTCTTAAAGAAGATAGAAGCGTCTGTTGGTAAAGACACGGTGTTTCATATCAGGCGCGTTGACTTAGAAGGTTATGACGGTTGGGACAAGTTCGATTATGAGTGACAAGCCCCAGCCAGTTCCACCTACTAAGAAACTTCGTTATGGCAGAGCCACCGTTACTGTTTGGTTTCGTTATGACGACGACAAGAACCCCAATCCTTCTGCTTGGCTCGCAGGGATTCTTGATGAGGTAGAGGACAGTGCTAATGTAGAAGATGTATCTGTTCGTAAGTTAGAAAGATATAATGTAGAGACCGATAAGTGGGAAAAGGTTGATACAAAGTGACTCAAGTTTGGTGTTTGGCATCTGCGTTCAAGGCGATTTCCTCTCTGTTATCGCCAATGTCCCCTGATTCCGTCACCATAGACATAGTGAACCAGCGTAAGGATAAAGGTCAGGTAATCCGACCTCCAAAAAGCAGGTAGTTTATGTCGCACCTGAGCAAGTGTAAAAACTGCTCACCTAACTACAGAAAGGAATTACCGTGGGTGAGATGTTCATAAGTGTAGGCGAAAAATTAGATTTTTGTGATTACTGTAATCAGCAGGGTTCTGTTAGTGGTGGTGAATACACTAGGGACAGTTATGGTGAGATAATGATTTTCAAGTGTTTCAACTGTCTTGTAAAAGAAGGCAGACGTAGGTGACATTTTAGGGATTTGACACTATTGTATGCTCAACGTACTAAACAAAATTAGGAGTAATACAATGACTGAAGAAATCCGTAACCGTGCTCAACGTGCTCGTAACGTAGCACTTACCCGTTTAAGCAAGATGCACATAGAAGATTATCGTCGTTTGTATAAAGAAGAAGCGACTGCTCTTGGTATCAAGGTTCACCCAGATAAGAGCGAGAGAATTGCTCGTTTGCAAGCGGAAGTAGAGCGTTTGACTACTGAGTAAGTAACTTTGCTGTAACATAATCACATAATGAAAACTAAACTAAGTCCAGAGTTACAAGCATTGGTTGTAGAAGCCCTGAACAGTGGTAACTACATAGAGACTGCTGCTGCTTATGCTGGTATTCACGAGGCAACAATCTATCGTTGGTTAGAGCGTGGGCGTATTGAACGTGCTCGTTTGTCTGATGATGATGATGCTAAACCAGACCCAGAGGAAACTCCATACCGCGAGTTCTGCGAGGCAGTAGAAAAGACCAGAGCAAATGCAGAAGTGCGCTCGCTCGCGTTGATTCAGAAAGCCGCTATGGACGGAACTTGGCAAGCGTCTGCTTGGTATCTTGAACGCTCGTATCCTCGTAAGTGGGGACGTTTTGAGAGAACTGAAATCACAGGTGCTAATGGTGCTCCATTGTCTGTGGTTGTAAGTGTAGATGAACTTGAATCTAAGTTAAATCAGGTTATTGCTATACGTGAGAAAGATAAGCCAAAAGCAATCACGTCTGTAAAAAAGGTTGCACCTAAGAAGAAAGCCGTTGCTAAGCCTAAACCTAAATCCAGTTAGGAGCGTTTGTGGCTAACGCTAATCCAGTAGAACGTTTATTGAACTTACCGCGTGAGGACAGATTAAAAATCTATCCGTCGCTCAATCCTCAAGAGCGGTATGCCCTAAAGAATCTGCTTGAGAATGAGATTAGCAATCCGTGGCTTCGTTTTGAAGATGACCCAGTTGGTTTTGTAACGCTTGGCTTAAAAGAGAACGTATGGTCAAAGCAACGTGAAATCTTAGAAAGTGTACGTGATAATAAACGTACTGCTGTCCCTGCTTGTCACGCTCCTGGAAAGTCGCATATTGCCGCACGTATTGTTGCTTGGTGGATTTCAGTTCACCCAGTAGGCACGGCTCAGGTTGTAACTACTGCTACCACTTTCCGTCAGGTCAGAAACATCTTGTGGCAACAGATTCGTAGAGTCCACGAACGTCATAATCTCGCTGGTGAAGTCTTCACAGTGGAATGGAAGATAGATAACAACATTGTTGGTTATGGTTTCGGTGGTGGTACAAGTGATGAATCTGTAGTACAGGGAATCCACGCTCCTCACTTACTTGTTATTGTTGATGAGGCTGGTGGTATAAATGAAACGCTTGGTAGGTCACTAGAGGCACTTATGACTGGTGGTCACACACGTCTGCTACTGCTCGGTAACCCACCTACAGACCAAGAGGGTTCATTCTTTGAGAGAGCCTGTCATTCAGATTTGTATAACGTAATTCCGATTTCTGCATATAACACTCCTAACTTCACTGGTGAAGATGCTGGCTTCTGCTCATCTTGTCCACCTTCCGTTCCGCAGCACCCAGTTACAGACCACCTTGTTGATAAGACTTGGGTAGATGACGTTATCTCTGAGTTTGGTGAGGACTCTGCTTTCGTAGAGGCTCGTGTATTTGCTCGCTTCCCTACCAGTACAACAAATAAAGTTATTCCGTTGTCGTGGGCTGAAATGTCAATGGAGAACGAAGACGTTTTGGGTGGTGAAGCAATTAGTATCGGTGTAGACGTAGCGTCTGACGGTGGTGATGAGTTCGCTATAGCGTGGGCTGACGGTGGTAGGTGCTCGTTGCGTCATAACAGTTCTGGTGCTGCTAACGCAAACGCTGTAGATGTTGCAGGTGTAGTGTTACAACAAATTAAATCTGCTGAGGCGTTACACCGTGACCGTGGCGTAACAAGCCGTGTCCGAGTGAAGATTGACGTTATTGGTGTTGGCTGGGGTGTCAGGTCAGTGCTTGACCGTTGGCGAGATGAGGGGCGACATAACTCCGAGATAATTCCTGTAAGCGTTGGTGAACGTGCTAGTGATGCTGCAAAGTTTGGTAACCAGCGTGCCGAGATGTGGTGGAACGCTCGTTCGTTGTTACAACCTCAGCGTGTTGAAGATGGCGTACGTCAGGAGATTCGTCTTGACTTAGACCGCAAGACGTTAGCGCAGTTGTCAGCACCGACGTATAAATCAGATTCAAGTGGTCGTATTGTCATTGAGAAAAAACTAGAGATGAAACGTCGTGGTATGACTTCGCCTGACAGAGCAGAGGCAGTGTTGTTAGCCCTGTACACCCCACCGAAGTACAGAAACTCCACACCTATAGCCCCACTGTCCTTCACGCAGCCTAACGGCTGGAATCTCTAGCGGTAATACCGAAGGAAGCAAAACGGGGGTCGTCCCTGTTAAACGGTCTTCTAGGGCTGTTAACGCCTCACGCCTCATAAGGCTCTAAACGCTCTACGGAGCATTGAAGTTATCTCCGTCACATTTGTTGAAACACGCCCACCGTCGGCTAGACACAGGCTCAGCGTTGGTGGCAATGTTTTATTCGTAAGGGAAACCCACACCCCCCTTACGAGGAGATGAAAATGTTTGATAAGAACTGTGACCACATCTGGTCAAAAGATTCTGTAGCACCACTGCTTGTCCTTATCACCTGTGAGAACTGCAAGTTCTCGTACCTGACTAACAAGGAGAGCGTAGAATGTTAAATCCAACTGTAATTGAACTTGGTAGTGCCGATTCAGTCGTAATCACTCGCAACGGAAAAGTTGTTGGCTTCGTTGAAGTCAAGCGTGATGCAAGAGAAAACTTCATTGAACTGCTTGCCAACCCTGTTGCTGTCTATGACAACTGGTTCAAGCCAGATGCAGAAAGAGTGTCCCACTCGTTTGCAACTACAGGCGCAACTGAGGTTGCTTCTGTTGAAGACCTCGCGTCAGCCGAGAACTTCATTCGCTTTATGACAAAGGTGAGTGCGTAATGGCTGAGAAAACCTACGAGTGTTTATCGTGCAAGGCATTGTCCAGCGAAGCGTTTAATGACCCGTACTTCAGAAAGCGTTTTGGGAAAGTCTGCCTCTGGTGCGCTGACCTAACAATTGACACCAGCCGTTATCTAGGAATGAGCCGTATGGCTGATGCAGAGATGGGAGACCTGTAATGATGGGTTTACAGGTAAGCGATATGTCTGCTAACGTAAGTGCTAACTCAACCACTATGAGAGGAAACTGATATGGGATACACGCACTACTGGCGTCAACCAGAAATGGTAGATGCTGACAAGTTCGCTGCGTTCACAAAGAACGTCGCGTTGATTATCAAGACCGCAGATGACGCTGGCATACCGCTTGGTGATTCATCTGGTCAAGGCACGCCTGAAGTAACAGATTCAGTAATTGCGTTCAATGGTTTTGCAAACTTCGGCTACGAGTCATTCATTCTTGAGAATGGTGAAGAGTTCTCGTTCTGCAAGACTGGTCAGCGTCCTTACGACGCTGTAGTCACAGCCATTCTT